GATGACAGGTCATCATACAAATAGAAGCAAAGAGAGAATAGCGTTCCTCGTAGAGGGGTGGCTAGGTTCTTATGAGATATGACTCAGAAATAACTTTCGTTATCGAAAAAGACGGCTATTATGATCCAGAGTTAGGGGAGCATGTAGAACCGACTTTAGACGAAAAAATCAAGCTTGCTAATGTAACTGATTTGGGAACTGATCGCTCGAAAGTTTTGTTCGGAGATATTAAGCAAGGTGCAAAAGTTATTCGTTTGCTTCGACCCTATACCAAGGAGTGGGATTATGTGCTGATTTACAACAAGCTAATTAAAGAAACACAGAAGTTCGAGATTATCACTGAGCGGAATCTTCGTCTGAAAAATACTTTTATCGTACAGGAGGTGGCTTCTGGTGGCTAAAAGGAATGTTTCTCTCAAAGGTGTTAGCGAATTGACGATGAAACTCAAGTCTAATGCAAATATGAAAGATGTGAGGCAGATCGTCAAACAAAATACAGCTGAATTGACACAAGGCGCTCAACGTAAAGCGCCAGTCGATACTGGTAACTTGAGACGATCAATAACTATGGATTTGAGCGATGGCGGTTTAACAGGAAAGGTGAAACCTACCGCAGATTACGCTCCTTATCTGGAGTACGGAACAAGGTTCCAATCAGCTCAACCATTTATGCGACCAGCTTTCAACAAGCA